ACGTCGTCCCACAGCAAAATGCCGTTGGATGTCGGCGTGGCACCGTCAACCTTAAAGCTGACGTTATCCCAGAACCGGCCCAAGAAGCGCCGCAGATCTTCGCCCCAAGTGCGAAGGTCTTGCCCGATAGGTGGAACGCCAAACCTCAACGGCGGCCTCCGGGAATGGCGTCAATGCGCGGAACACCCCAGCGCCAGCTATCATTGGCAGCGCCTGTCACCCTCATCGCAACCTGCCGCCCGGTAAAGCGAACATCGGTCGGCGCGGTCATGCTGTAGGGGCCATAAGATCGCTCAGTGTCATTGGGATAAAACCGCGTCTTGAACGTCACCGAGACCTGACCGCGCGTCTTTTCGTCTGGGATCAGCATAGACGCCATCATCGTCGTGTCGCCAGCCCCGATTTCAAACGGGCCGCTCTCGGCAAACACCGTCTCGCTGCTTAGGTTGAAGCCGCTCTCATGGTTGTAGGCGATGCCGGTTGTTCCGAACCAAACAGGGTTTGCAAACACACCCGCATCAACGCCAGACGTGCGCGCCAGCGTGCCAATGGCCCAATGGTTTTCCTCGTAGTTGAAAACGACATAGCTGTCGCATTCGTTGCTGGCCGCAGATGGGTAGAACCACCAGATTTCGTTGAATTTGGCGTTGGTGACGGCGTGAACCTTGCTGCGCTGCGAGGCGCTGATGTTGTTGAAAACGTAGTCCGAAACCTCGCAAGGCACGTCCTGAACCTGCCCACCGGCGAAGGCAAAGAAGCCACGGCTGCCCATCCAGAACACGCCACGGTCAACCGCAGCAGCGCAGCGCCGTGAGATGGCGCCGCAGGCCGATCCGACACGCTCGAAGCCGTATACGAAGGGCGGCCCCTGATAGGTTGCAGCGTGCGCGTCCAGATCGGTAAGGATCAGCGTCTGCCCGCGTGCCTTAATGCCCAGCATGATCTGGCCCGAGGTCTGCAATTCCAAATCGCCAGCCTCGTTCGTGGCCGCAGGCGTCCAAGTGGTGTTGTCCTCGCGGTCAGACCATTGAACCTTGCGAGCATTGCCGCCTGCGCCAAGGGCGAACAGGAAACGTTCCTCGGTCACAACAATGCCGAGGTTGCTGGTCGGCGCGTTGGTGATGACAAGCGCGTCAGCGGCGACGTTTAGCTGCCACTCGTAGATTTTGCCGTCCTTGTTGGAGCAGGCGATCAGGTATTCGCCCCAAGTGTCGAGGCTCCACGTCGTGGCTTCGGTGTAGTTCACCACGTCTTGGCGCGGCGTGCCGTAGGTATAATCCCCGTAAAAGCCGCCGCCATAGCCAAGATTGAGGGCTGCGCTTTCGTCGCCCGTTGTGAAGCTGGTTGGCGTGATGTCGGTAACAGTGTTTGAGGCTGAGATGGCAAACAGCTTTTCGTAAGTGCCAGCCGCCATCCAGCGGTCGGCGCTGTTGTCGCTCCACGCGATAGACCCGCGCACCTTTTTGTTAGAGGATACGGTCGCCCGCGTCACCCAACCACCGATAGGCTGCATTGTTCCTTCTGTCCAACGGATGAGGCTGGCATCACGCCAACGGCCCGACGACTGATAATCGGTCCCGTTGCGGTAGACCCCCGGCGGAATGGCGAGCGGGACTAGAGGCATCAAATCACCTTAGCAAGCCATCAACACGCACGGGACAGCGTAGGAGCCATCCGCGTAGGTGTGAGAAACATGGGTTGACGTGACCTTGGCGATGGTCTTGGAGCGCACGATGTCGTCGCCCTGCGGTTTGGCCGTGCCGTCGCCTGCCGACATCAGGAGATCACCGCGCTGGACCGTGGTGCCACCTGCGATGCGGATCACCATGTCGCCCGTCATGCCGAGCAGGATGTCGTTGTAGTCATCCTCAGTGGTGTCCCAAGCCACGAACACGCCAGCCACGTTGGCATCGCCCTCGACCGCGCTGACCTGAACGCAGTTAAGCTGTTCGTTGTCCTCGTTATCCCAGTTCGACATCTGGTCGAGGTTCGACATGACCGTGCCTTTGAGCAGTTCAGGCCGCGAGTTGTCAGGGAATTGCGCCCAGCGCGACAAGTGACCACCGTTGTAGCTGACGGTTGTGCCGGAGACGGAGATGGTGCCTTCTTGAGTGTTGGCCTGACGAAATGAAACAATAGTCCCGTCATTGTTTTGCCTATTTAGCGTTAAGACATCCCCGGCAAGAACCGTAAATACACCTTCTCCATTAGCTGACATTTGTCCGCCAGCAACGCTGGCTACCGTTGATGTTTTCCCCACCAACAGGTTCCCGCTGGAGTCGATGCGGGCGGCTTCGGTGCCATCAACCAAGAAGTTTATGTAGCTGGTAGAAACAGCATTGTTTGGGTCTGCGCTTAGGGTCAGTCGAGCAGCACTTTGAGTAATCTTGCAGAACCGAGCTTCGTTGGTTGAGTCAGTAAGACGGATGCCGCCGTCACTCGGAGCAGCAACATCAAGGACATCAGAAGGACTATTTGTCCCAATCCCCACGTTGCCCGAGGAGTCGATCCTCATGCGTTCTGTGCCAGCAGTCTCCACAGTCACCGTATCAGCGGCAGGGAAGCGAATGGCGGTGTCAGTGTCGCCAGTGTGGATAATCTTGTCGGCAATGGTCAGGTCGCCGGAGATGCTCAACGCCACAAGGGGGGTCGTGCCGTCCAAGAGATCGTCAAGGCTATCAAGGTTCGTGTTGATCTTGGTTCCCCAAGTGTCCTCGGATGCGCCGACTTCGGGCTTTACAAGGCTGTAGGAGGTTGTGGTTGTATCTGCCATTTTGAGCCGCCCTTATGCCGCTTCTGTCCAAGTTTCCGCCGTGTCGGAGACAGGCGTCCAAGCCTCATTCGTATCAGATTGCGGCGTCCATGTCTCTGCCGTATCCGATTGAGCCGTCCATGTTTCGGATGTGTCGGACTGCGCCGTCCACGTCTCCGCAGTATCTGAACCCGGCTCCCACTTCTTGATGGCCGTTGCCGACACTATACACGAAATTGCAGACAACGCACTAGCCAACCGCACACGCTCACAACCAGATGTCACCGTTGCGGCGCAAGCCAACGTGGCTGATGCGTTGATAACCGCCTCGCTGGCCGCCGTGGCCGTCAAAGCCGCAGACGCGACAGCCGAGACGTTGCGGGTGCGCTCTGCCAATGCCGCAGTGCTGGCAGCGGATGATGCGCTTGCAGCAGCCTCTCGCAGCCTTTGCGCATCCGCAGAAACCGATGCTGCGATTGCAGCGGATGCGGAGACGCTCTTGAGGCTTACGACAGATGCGGATGTTGATGCGGCAGACGCAGCCGTGGCGCTGGCCTCACGAACCCTTTGCGCCGAAGCGGTTGACGCGGTTGTGATCGAGGCCGTGGCCGATGCCGCTTGAATGCGCTGCGCTGACGCAGAAACGCTAACAGCGACCGAAGCCGCTGCCGCTGCATCAATGATGCTGCCGTCCACGCCGTAGGCTCTGACGCCATAAGCGCCGGTGCCGTAGCCTGTGCGATAGACCGCCACGGCAATCCCTCCTTAGTCGAGGTTGATGTCCAGATCGCCCGTCGGAACGCGCAGCACGTCCCCGGTATCAATCGTCTTGGAGGCCGTCAGCGAGGCATAGGCGATCATGTTGCCCGAGGTCGAGGCGTCGAACACCGCGACGTGCGTGATCGTCCCCCAGCTTCCCGATGCGGTCGGGAATTCGATGGCCGCGTCGTTCGAGGCGTTGTTGCCGCTCACCGTGAACGTGATGGACTGCCGGGCATAGCCGCTGCCCGACAACTCGGTGCCACCGCCGCTTTCGCCCGGTGCAGCCGTGAACAGGCCGAGATACCACGCGGTCGGACGAACTGGCGACGGGGTGCCGTTGGTCAGCAGCCACGTCAGGACGCTTGTTTCGAAAGAGTTGGTCAGCGACATCAGAAACTCCTGATTTTCATACGCAGGCCGGTTCCGCTGTGCCGCGCATCGTTGGAAGAGGTGTTAAGGCCGTCAATCGCAGATTGATACAGCCCAGCCCAGATTTGAATGCGGGCGTCGTCCTTCAGGTACGGTGCAGAATGGATCAGCGCCCCGTAGAGGTAGGCATCCGGCGCATTGGTCAGGAGCCAGTTCGTCGTGGCCGAGTCCGACAGCGCAGGGATTTTGGCGTAGTAAAGCAGTTCGCCAGCGTAAGTCCCATCCGGCACCGGGTAGAGTTCAAATTGCGAGCCGGTCATCGCGTAGTAATACGGGCGGCCAGTGACGTTGCTGTCGGCCTGTTTGCGGTCAATCATCTCGGCTTGGCTGATGAGTTCAAGCCGCGAGGTTTCGCCGGTGGTCAGGTAGAAGCGGATAGTCTCCACCCAATCTGACGGAATGGCGCTGAATTGCGTGTCAAGCTGGGCGGTCGATCTGGTTTCCATACGCCAATGACGCACCTTGCGCTGCATGTCAGCCTCGGCCAGCGCGATGAAGGTTGGCACGACAGACGTGAGATCGTCGCGGTTCAGAAAGTCCGCGACGGCTGTCTTGAGCGTGGCATAGGTCGTGATGGTCATTTCTTCTTCGCCTCGTTACGGGCCGAAATGGCCTTGGCTTTTGCCTTGGCGTCCGCCTTGCTGCTTGCGCCCCATGCGTTCAGTGATAGCAGAAGTCGCGTGGGTTTTCCATCCTCGTCGCGCTCGGGGCCGGGCATACCGCCCATCCGAGCCAAGAAAGACGCCCGGCGCGGGTTGTCGCCCGCCTTCACCGGGGCCTTCAGGTTCATACCCTCGGCCTTGGCAGACGCGCGGCCCTTAGCGTTTAATCCGCCTTTTGGGTTTTTTCCTTCAGCACGCTGCCAAGCCGGGGTCTTGGCCATCACTTGGCCTTCTTTGCTGTCTTGGCCGAAGCCTTGAATGCAGCCGCCGTGGGCGCGCCCTTGGTGCCGGGCTTCCGCATCTTCTCGCCCGATCCAGCCTTGATACGGGCCTTCTTGGCGTGGATCGCTGCGTACAGTCCTGATTTAGCCATTTTTCATAAACCTCACATCATTGCCTTCCTCGTCTTGCATCCAGACTGCCACGGCGCGGCAAAACATTAGAAACTGCTCGCCTGTCATCGACGATTTCATGCTGTTCACGGCCTTGCACACAAGAACTGTGTTCTCGACCGTGTAACCGATTGAATTGTCCACGCGCTCAACAGACACAGAAAATAAGCTGTTGGGTTGCAGTTCCATTTGTAACCCAGAATAGCAGCAAATTCCACCCTGAGCGTTCCACATGTCAACAAGATCAGACGCGGTTAGGCTGAACTCATTTTGCCTTTTCCGCGCGTTGGTTCGACAAGACACGAGAAAAGTCGGCACCCTGCCCTCGAACGTGCTGTATTTCTTGGCTCGAGATTTTTCGTTGCCTTCCTTGCAGCAAGACTTGCACCACGAGTGCAAACCATCAGAGGTCTGATGGTGCTTGAAGAAGAAGACAACAGACTGCTCCCTCTTGCACTTGTAGCACGTCTTGGTGTTCATTACTT